TATGGGCCCACGACCCGCCTTAAACGAGCATACACTTACAAGGCGCTGAACAGATTAATCCAAGCGTCCGCCGCGGACATGACCAAGAAGGCAATGGTCGATCTTTACAAGCAAGGCATACTGCCTATGCTTCAGATACACGACGAACTTGCTATGTCGGTGAAGAGTGTCGAAGAAGCTCAAGTGGTGGCTAACGTAATGGAGAACGCTGTACCGCTCGAAGTACCGTCCAAATGTGATATCGAAATCGGACCATCGTGGGGAGAAGCTAAATAACTTTGTAAAAAGTTAGCTTGACACGTATGCGATAATATGTTAAAGTGCGTATATCAATCGGAATGACCCGGTTGATTGGGGAGGGCAAATCCCCACGCTCTTTGACAATTTAATCAACTACGGAGGTTCACCATGAGTGAAGTCAACCCTACACCTGTGTTCGTTTACAATGACGGAGGCCGCAAGGCCGCAGGATACAAAGGCGACACGGGCGACTGTGTTACCCGGTCCATAGCCATAGCAGCAAGGCTACCCTACCAGCAAGTCTACGACAGACTAGCCGAAGGAAACGCCAAGCAGCGTAAATCGAAACACGACAAAGGTGAAAGAACCCGGACAGCACGTGATGGAATTTCTACCACACGAAAGTGGTTTAAAGATTACATGCTGGAACTGGGATTTACTTGGACCCCCACCATGCAGATCGGCTCCGGGTGTAAGACACACCTGAAAGCAGATGAGTTACCGTCAGGCCATTTGGTCGTAAGTGTCTCAAGACATTTTACTGCGGTGATTGATGGAGTCATACAAGACACCCACGATTGCTCAAGAGACGGAACCCGGTGCGTGTACGGGTACTACCTGAAGTAAAAAAACTAACCCTCGGTCTTCGGATCGGGGGTTTTTCTTGCATTCTTCTATATGTTCCTATAATATCGTAGATATATTCCGGGGGCATCGGAGAAGGACAAATGGACACAACACGTTGGAAAAGCATTCTCGTACCACGAGAGGTTTATGAAGAAATAAAAGAACTGTCAAAATCAGAAGGCAGAACCATAGGAGGACAGCTACGGCTGGTCTTTGAATGGTACAAGGACGCAGGTAAAAGCAATGGCGAACTTAATAAAAGAGAAGGGTCAGATACATAAAAGGCTGGTGGCTAACCGTTGCCCCAAATGTAATCTAGAGCTAATTTATTTAGGTAGGACCGAAGACAGTCTTATGCGAAAGTGTAGCAACTGTGGTTTGAAGATAACAGACCCATTGTCCGCGGGAGAATTTCCCGGTGGTTCTTGTGACACTTGCGAGGATTAAGTTACATGTATGCGATTAAGTGTTGCTTATCCCATATTAACCGGTTTATACTACGCTTGAGCATGGCGACACCATGTTCTCCGTAGTTGAACCTGCCCCCCGTTTGGTTGCCCCCAGCGGGGGGCTTTTACGTTTAGGAGAAAGAAAATGGCAGATTTTGTAGATGGCCTGATGGCTAAAAAACCCAATGAGAAAGCACCTGACTTTGTTAAGTGCGCAATCAGTATTAAAAGAGCGGACCTCATAACGTGGCTCACGGGCCAGACCGACGAATGGATTAACGTTCAGGTTAAGGAAAGCAAAGGTGGCAAATGGTACGCGGAGGTGGACACATGGAAGCCGAGAAGCGAATAGAAGAAATGAGCTACACGTGGTCCATTAGTAGGATCAACCGTTTAGTTAACATAACCCTCGTACAAATTGCAAAAGACGAGTCGTTGTCCGAGAAAGAAAAACAACAACAAACCCTCGAAGTAGAGAAGGCTTGGCAACGGATACTACGTGGTTGACTTTTATAGATAAAATCCCATACACTGTGGGTGCTACTAACTTAAACGGAGACCGTAATGAAAAAGCTACTCACCATAGATGAAGTGTGCGAGATCGCACGTATGTCTACACCAACTATCTATCGGAAAATAAAATCCGGGGACTTTCCTAAACCCATCAAAGTACCGACCACCGCAAACCGCGGACCAAAGCTCGTGAACCGTTGGGATGAAAAAATAATCTGCGACCATATGCTGCTTGTAAACCTAACCAAAGCCAAAGACGCTGAGTTAATCGTCATTACACCACCAGAAACGACCGACGAACACTGGCACGAAGATATTCCGCCAGCTATCGCGGAACTCGGACCATGGTACAAAAAGAATAAGCACCTCGTATTAGCTGCGGTAGGTGGATTACTGTCCGGGCTGGCCGTATTGGTGTTCAAGGGTTAGAAAATTTCTACGTCTTCATCGACAAACTTGGGTACGCAATAAGCTTTTATAGGAATATCAAAGTCCCGTACATCTTGGAACTGAAGAGATAACGCTCGCGCAAAGTAAACACAATCGTTGACATCGCGCCAGAAACCATACTCGCTTTTGTCGGTCACCGCATCTTTGTCGGTCACCGCACCATTAGCCATAATCTCAACGATAAGTGCAAATACCAACACTTTTTCCATTAAAGATACCTGTTCTATAAGGTGGCCCGCCCCCCGACGACATAGGGGAAGCAAGCAAGAACGCCTGCAAGACGTGCATAGAGGGCTGACCATGGACATTATAACGTGATCCACGGCCCACGGGGCACACTTAACACACCATCTACTATATAGAGATATAAATAGAAAATAAAAAAGTTTTGTTAAAATAGGTGTAACCGGTGTAACCGTGTAACCGGAGCAGTTAAGCCTATGTTATATATAGAGATTTACAGTTACATAAGTTAAAAACAAATATGTAACCGTACCAGAGTTTATGTAACCATAAGGGAGCAGACTGCGTATAAGGGCCTGAAAGTTTTTTTTATTTAAAATATATTTTACTTCCTATATATGTAAAAGCGTTCTAGTTTGTGGCAAACTATCGTTTAATAACTGGAGTATTGTATGACAAGCAAATCTATTAAGACTGTCGCTAAAAAGAAAGCGGGCAGGCCTAGAGCAACTAAAGCACAACCTTTGACCCGCAAGCAGGAACTGTTTGTAAAAGAACTGGTTTCGAAAGATGGGCAAATTACTATGAGGGAGGCCGCGATCAATGCTGGTTACCCCGTAAGCTCCGCTCACACTAGAGCGTATGAGCTAACAAACCCAAACATCAGCCCGCACGTAGTACACGCTATCCAAGCTTATCGTGCAGAACTGGACGAAAAGTTTGGGGTTAACTACCAACGCCATCTAAGGGACCTGCAAACGATCCGGGATATGGCACTAAATAACGGGGCATACAGTGCCGCCGTTCAAGCAGAGTACCGGCGAGGGCAAGCGCAAGGTGACATTTATGTAAGTAAGAGTGAAATTAGAACAGGCAGCATCGACGGCATGAATAAAGATGAAGTCTTAAAAGCACTCAAGGAGTTAAAACAAAGCTATGCCCCGATTACTATCGACGTTACTCCCGAAAGAGAGAGCAATCCCCAAAACCGCGACAAAGCGAGAGGCCGACTTTTGGAGGCAGATGAAGACGGGGATGGAGAAAACCGGACGCAACATTAAAGCAACCCGGTTAGAAACGTGGGCTATGCCCGGAGTGCCTGACGTAGTTTTGTTAGATGAGTTTGGCAATTTTCACTTTGTAGAATTGAAAGCGACCGCAGGCAATGCGGTAGACTTGCGACCGCACCAAGTCGCTTGGCTAACTAATCATGGGCACGGCAGCGTCTGGGTCATGGTTAAAAAACATAAGACTAAAAACCAACCCGAACAAATGTTTTTGTTCAAAGGTGCTGATGCGGTAGATTTAAAGATGGAGGGTTTGAAGGTTGAACCTTACCACCACATAGCAGGCAAAATAGACTGGACCGAAGTTTTCACCTTGATCTGTCCCACAACATCGCATACAATCCCATAGTCAACAAAACTACGGAGGATGACAATGCAATCAATTGAAAAAGACCGGCATTCAAAAAGACTGGGGGTAAAATGTTTATTCTAAGGTTTATTAGCCGTTTAATTTATGGCAGCGAAACACTCGAAGAGTTGGATAGGCGCAACCGCCAACCCAATCGTAAGCCAGTTAAGTCCCGGCAGCGTGTTCGAAGGCGCAGATAACTTTTTTAAATATTAGCTTTACAACTATAAGAAGATATGCGATATTATGGGGGTGGGAGCAATTCCGCCCCCATTTTGTTTTTACGGAGAACATAATATGACTTATCAAACTAACGCTTTAGCGCACGGGATTGGCAATTCCGCAGTATCTTCACAGTGGTATAACCGCCCTGACGATCAAAAGTTTTTATCGCTCGACAGTATGTTGGCATATAAAAAGAACGACGCCGCCCTAATGACCAGCCGCACGGTTGACACTCATAAAATCCAGATTGTTGGAGAATTTGACGAAGCGAACCCTAGCCGCGGAGATTTGCGGATTGAGTACGCCGACGACAATCACCGGGAACATGTTAACAGCCCAACAAATTGGAGCTTTGGACAATTGTCCCAGCTTGCCGGAGCGCCTGCCGGTTACCTTAAAGACTTGCCCGCACCGTTGGCAGCGGATTGCATTCAATGGGGTTTGAAATATAACCGGGGTAAAGAACTGATAAAGGTTTTCGGCAGTCAAAACGATGGCGGCGAACTTAGAGCCGCGACGGGGCCAGACTATGGGCGTATTTATGACTGGGAAATATTGGAACCCATTAAAAGATTAGTAGATCAATCTGGCGGACGTTGGAAAGTGCCGGGCATGATGACGGGGAGCCGCGACGGTATGGCGGTATATGACCCAGAAATACCCGTTACTAATGACACGACAACATTGTTCGCAAGTGATCGCGATGTTTTTGTTTTCCTTGTGGATGATCGAAACCCTATTGAAGTCGGCAAGCTTGCTAACGGCGAGCCCGATCTAATGTTCCGCGGGTTCTACGCTTGGAACAGTGAGACCGGCAGCAAAACGGCAGGAATTGCGGCGATGTATTTGCGCGGGGTTTGCATGAATCGAAACCTTTGGGGCGTCGAGAACTTTAGCGAAATTAAAATCCGTCACACTAAATTCGCGCCGGATCGCTTCGCCATGGAAGCCCGCCCAGCTTTGGAAAGCTTTGCGCATGGTGCGACCGCTACATTTGTCGAGGGCGTTCAAGCCGCGAAAGCTGCCAAGATTGCGACGGATGACGAAAGCCGCTTAGAGTTTTTGAGCAAACGCGCCGGATTATCTGGACGCATGGCGAAAGCCGCCGCCGCCCGTCATATGTCTGAAGAGGGCCGACCGGTTGAAACGGTTTGGGATGCGGCGCAGGCGATCACCGCAATAGCGCGAGATATACCGCACCAAGATGCGCGAATAGAGATTGAAAAGAAAGCGGGCGCATTGCTGGATAAAGTGACCGCATAAACTCTAAACAGCTAAACCGAAAAGGCCCGCCATTGTGCGGGCTTTTTTTATGTCTTTACTTTTTACAAAGTTATCCCATATAATCCCATACGACGGCGGGCAGGCCGTTTAACCTTAACCTACGGAGTAATTAAAATGATTGACTTAAAAACAGACCTAGACCACCTAGACGGATTAGCGGCGCTATACTTAGCCGACGGATTAGAAGAGACCGGCAAAGATATTAGAGCCGCCGCGGCGGACCTTAAAAACTTGCGCGATTATGCGGTCCAGCTTGAGCGCAACGTTTCCGAAATGTCGGCGCAGGTCCAAAGCTTTAAAGATAGCGCGGGGCATTCTTTGCTTAATGAGATCGAGCGGTTTATTGATCGCCGTATATCGGAACGGTTAGAAACCGAACCAAACAGCGACGAACATATCCGCAACGTTCTCAAAGAATTAATAAACGACGGGGATGTTTGCGTCGACGTTGATTATTCAAACTTTGAATTGGAATTGACCTTGAGCGTTTAAGCTTTCTTAATAGTAACTAAGGCCCGCCGTTGTGCGGGCTTTTTTTATGGGGCTTTACTTTCTATAAAGTTATCCCATATAATCCCATACACGGGGGCAATAAAGCCGCCGCAATTACGGAGTAAATATTATGGGCAATGTAATAGAAATGAAATTAAGACCGTCGGACGTGGTATTGGATCGCGTCTATAACCCAGCGCAAAGCGAAGACCTAGGCGGGGCAACGCCTGCACAATTGGCGGAAGCTTGCGGCCTAATCCCTGACTTCTTTTGTCAAGCTTGCCTAATGGCTTCACCCTTAACACTGGACGCCATCGCGTCGGGTATGGATGACGCTTACCAGTTCGGCGGCTTTAACGCGTACCCATACAAGGGAACCGTTGATGATCATAACGGCACCTATCAAAGCGAACATGACGAAGACGAAGCACTGGCACCGCTGGCGCGTTACATCTTCGAGGGCTTTGAGTGCTTTGTTTATGAGTACGGAATAGCGGCGATCCGCGACCGTGCAACCCGTGAAACTAAAATATCGAGGTTTGACTAATGAAGGCGACACATTATTTTCACGGGGTAAAAATTCCCGGCAGGGTTTCGCGTTTTTCCGTTTGGTTTAACGGTGACCCTCGCGGGGATACTAGCAGCCTATCAGTGGTAGTTGATGGCGAACGGTTCGACCGGGCGGGCCGCAGCTACCCTTTAACCGCTGCCGAAATTGACGCGCTAATAACCGGCCCGTGGTCGGCCAGCACTTGGGGGGCTTTCAATGGTTAACCTAAACCCGTCCCCGGTAACTCTTAAAGGCCCGCCATTGTGCGGGCTTTTTTTTTGCCTGTTTACATCTATGCGATCTAT